GAGTAGGAAATGTTTACGGTACTGGACTTACTATTACCGTGGCTGGTAATAGCATCACCTACCCAGCAGACAATACGTTAGCTTTCAACACCAACAACACCGAACGCGCCCGTATCGACTCCAGCGGTAATCTGCTGGTGGGGACTACAACGGCTCCAAATGCAACATTTATTTGTAGATTTAACAGTCGTGGTGTTCAGGTTGAAAACAACCAAGATACAACAAAATGGCGACAAATGGTTTTTGCCAATAATTCTGCTGATGCTGTTTTGTATTTTCCAAACGGAACAAATACACCTTCTTTAAGTGCGGCTGGCGCTTGGACAAATGCATCTGATGGCAGACAAAAAACAAATGTTACAGACATTAAATACGGCTTACAAACTGTTTTAGAAACACAACCGCATAGTTATAACCGTACTGATGTTGATGGAGAGTTTATTGGATTTGTTGCTCAAGAATTAAAAGAAGTTATACCTGAAGTTGTGCTAGGCTCAGAAGAAACTTCTTACGGAGTTGACTATGGTTCATTAGTAGCTGTTGCGTTTAAAGCAATTCAGGAACTCAAAGCAGAACTTGACGCAACTAAAGCAGAAGTAGCCTTGTTAAAAGGAGCAGCATAATGCCATTGACACAAGTCTCCCCCGGTCTGCTTGATAGCAATGCCCAGTATTACGGCTTCAAGAACCGCCTGATAAATGGCGGGATGAACATCTTCCAGCGCAACACAACGCTTTCTACAAACAATACTCAGGGGTATTCGGTAGACCGTATGTGGGGGTTTAGTGGGGCAAGCACTGCCGCTACGTATTCTCAAATTAGCTCCACAGGTCTGGCTGGTTTTCCTTTTGCTATCCGTTGCCAACGCACTGCTGGAAATACTGGAACAAACGGTGTGTATATGGGGCAGATTGTTGAATCAAACAACTTGCAGGATTTGCAGGGGCAGTCGGTAACAATCTCGTTTTGGGCAAGGGCGGGTTCAAATTATTCACCAACAAGCAGTTCATTAACTTTGTTTTTGCGTACCGGTACAGTTGCCGATCAAGGACTTACTGCATTAATTAATGGGTGGACAGGGTTAGTACAGCAGTCAAGCGGCGTAACACTTACTACTTCTTGGCAGTTTTTTAGTAGAACCTTTTCTGTTGCATCAAACGTGCAAGAGCTTTCCGCATTTTTTGAAGCAGCAACCACCGGCACCGCTGGAGCAAATGATTTCTATGACATTACAGGGTTTCAACTAGAAAAAGGCAGCACAGCAACCAGCTTTGACTACAGGCCGTATGGTACGGAGTTGAATTTGTGCCAGCGGTATTACTATCGAATTAAAGCAGGAGCCGTAGGAGACAACTTCAACGTTGGTTATTGTGACAGCACAACTGTTGCCCCGTTAATGCTTAGTTTTCCAGTTTCAATGAGAACTCCTCCAACAGCCTTAGAGCAAAGTGGAACCGCAGGGGATTACACAGTTATTCATGCAGGGGCTAATACCACTTGTTCATCTGTTCCATCGTTTGCTACTGCAACAACAGATAACTCTAGGGTAAATTTTACAGTAGCCTCTGGGTTTACGGCTGGCAGAGGTGCGATAGGTCGGGCGGCCAACACCAGCGCATATCTTGCATGGAGTGCTGAACTATGATTTACAAAATGCTTCCTCGCCAAGAAGGCGATCAACAAATCTACGCTCGCATCGACGATGACGGCATTTGCCGCCTGACTTGCACGGCTGAATACCCTGAGTTTCAGGCGTGGCTTGAAGAAGGCAACGAACCGGAACCTGCTGATGACGCCTGAACTGCAAAAATACTATGAAGATAGGTTCTCCATGATGGCGACACCTGGTTGGAAAGACCTGTTGGAGGATATTGACAAGATCATATCGACGTTGCAGGATATTTCTACCATTGACGGCGAGAAAGACTTACAATTTAAGAAAGGCGAATTGTCTATTCTGACTTGGCTGAGAAACCTTAAATCGGTCAGCGAACAAGCTTACGAGGACTTAAATGCGCAGGATGTATGAATTTCTCTGCGAAAGCGGAGAATTAATTGAAAGATTGGCAACTTTTGAGCAGCAAGTAGTTAGTTGCAAGTGTGGCAAGTCAGCCCGCCGCACGATTTCTGCTCCGCACTTTAACCTTGAAGGGTGGTCTGGTCATTTTCCGACGGCGTATCATCGATTTGACCAGAAACATCGTGAAAAGTTAGAATCGGAGCGCAAAGCGAACGGATAAGCATTTTTGCCCCGTTCATGTTTAATCCTGGGAACCAAAAGATGGCAGGAAAAGGAACCACGACATGTTGATTGACAATGAACCCGAGATGCCTAGCGAGTTAGAGGCAGAGGAAGCGAAACTACCCGACGCAGTAGCGGAGTCTAAGCCGGAATTACCGGATCGGTACCGAAATAAGTCGCTTGAGGACATCGTAAAGATGCACCAAGAGGCCGAAAAGGTGATCGGAAGGCAGGCGCAAGAAGTCGGGGAAGTGCGGAAACTGGCCGACGAGCTGATCAAGCAAAACCTTGGGGCACGGCAAACGACTGTTGAAAAAGAAGAGCCGGAAGTAGACTTCTTTGAAGACCCTAAAACGGCGATTCACAAGACGATCGAGACGCACCCGGATGTTCTGGCCGCTCGCGAAGCAAGCGCCCAGTTCAAACTGTTGCAAACGAAGCAAAAGCTGTCGCAAGCGCATCCTGACTATGAGCAGTTGATCAATAGTGAGGACTTTGTGAACTGGGTAAAAGGATCACCCATACGCATTGAGCTGTTTGCTAAAGCCGACGCCAAGGCAGATTTCGATTCGGCGAATGAATTGTTTAGTACCTACAAAGAACTGCGCAATATTCGTGGTGAGCAGGTTAAGCAGCAGGCAACTGCCGCGCGCCAGCAGACCATGAAAGCCGCGCAAGTGGATAGTGGTGGTACAGGGGAGAGTTCAAAACGGGTTTACCGACGTGCTGACCTTATTCGGCTGAAAATGACCGACCCAGCCCGGTATGACGCACTGTCTGAAGAAATTATGGCGGCGTATCAAGAGGGGCGGGTCAAATAAACTTTTGACTTTTTAGGAGCTAGACATGGCTAATACAGCTTTTTCCCCAGCAAATAGCGTTACCCCAACAACAGCAGCAACATTCATCCCAGAAATTTGGAGTGATGAAATTGTTGCCGCCTATAAGAAGAACCTCGTTCTGGCCAACCTGGTCATGAAGATGAACTTCCGTGGCAAGAAGGGTGACACCGTCCACATCCCAGCACCGACTCGTGGCTCTGCATCGGCCAAAGTATCGACCGACGCAGTGACTTTGATTGCTGCAACCGAGTCCGAAGTCCAGGTATCGATCAACAAGCACTACGAGTACAGCCGCTTAATCGAAGACATCGTCGAAGCCCAAGCCCTGAACTCGCTGCGTCAGTTCTACACTGCCGACGCTGGTTACGCGCTGGCTCGCCAGGTCGACACCGATCTGGTTCGCCTCGGCCGTGCTTTCAACGGTGCAACCGTTGGTACTGACGACTACGCAACTAGCAACACCACGACCAAAGCCTTCATCGGCTCGGACGGCACCACCGCGTACAACAGCACCAGCACAAACGCTGCTGCCCTGACCGATGCTGCTATCCGTCGCACCATCCAGCGTTTGGATGACAACGACACCCCGATGGACGGTCGTTTCTTCATCATCCCACCATCGTCGCGTAACACCTTGATGGGTCTGGCTCGCTACACCGAACAGGCGTTTGTCGGTGACGGCAGCGCCATCCGCAACGGTGAGATCGGCAACCTGTATGGCATCCCAGTGTTCGTCACCTCCAACGCCGACTTCGGTGCTGGTAGCTCGGGCACTGACCGTATCTGCCTGATGGGTCACCGCGATTCGATGGTGTTGGTTGAGCAAATGGCGATCCGTTCGCAGACTCAGTACAAGCAGGAATATCTCGGTACCCTGTTCACTGCTGATACCCTGTACGGCGTAAAAGCTATGCGTACTGCGGCTACTACTGGCGCTGCTCTCTCGTCCTCGGCATTCGCTCTGGCTGTTCCAGCCTAATTGAACGCCCCCGGTGAAAGCCGGGGGTCTTTAACCTAATTAGGAGAACATCATGGCAAATGCTACTTCCGTGACCGTCCGTGCTGGCAATGACCAGTTCCGCGGTCTTTACACTAATACTTTTCTTGTCCGCGCTACGCTAGACGCCGATACTTTGGCTGACGGCGCAGGCGACACCGATACCGTAGCTGTCCCAGGCGTTGCTTTGGGCGACATGGTGCTGTCGGCTTCGTTGGCGGTTGATGTGGCGGGTCTGATTGTGACCGCCTACGTCAGTGCTGCTAACGTGGTCAGTATCCGTTTTCAAAACGAAACAGGCGCTGAAGTCAATTTGGCCTCCGCTACGCTTCGTTTGGTCGTCGTTCGTTCGTTGGCGTAACACCCGGGGGCTTCGGCCCCCGATCTCACTTCTGGAGGCAACATGGCCGCGACATTCCGCTGTTTACTAAGCGGGCAAACTGTTACGTTTACGCTCCAGCACGATATAGACAGCATGAAAGGCCACGCTGGATACGTCCGTGTTGATGAAGACGCTCCCGTGGAGGATGAAACCAGACAGCTTGCTATGACGCCGCCCGAATACGCGCGCCGTCCCGGCCGGCCAAGGAAAGAACATGTCAGAAATTGACCCAAGAGAGTTCGGCAAGCTGGAGGCGCAGGTAGAGGCGCTTCAGATAGAGGTTCACGCCATGCGGAGTGACATTAAGCAGTTGCTGGAGATGGCCAACAAATCCAAAGGTGGATTTTGGGTTGGCATGTCAATCGCGTCTGCCGTGGGTGGTGTTATGACTTTTGTTGCAGATCGTTTATTTTTTAAAGGGTGACATCATGCCAATGGTCGACGGAAAGAAGTACCCATACACGAAAAAAGGCAAGCAGGAAGCTGCTTCGGCCAAGATCAGCAAGTTGCGCAAGGAAGGCTACCCGCAGAAGCAAGCGGTTGCGATCGGTCTAAGCATGTCGGGCATAGCTAAGAAAAAGGCCAAAAAATGAAGGCCGGCCTGTACGCCAACATCAACGCCAAACGTAAGCGCATTGAGGCTGGCTCTGGCGAGAAGATGAGGAAACCTGGCTCCAAAGGCGCGCCGACTGCCGCTGCGTTTAAGGAGTCTGCTAAAACGGCTAAACCGAGGAAAAAATGAAGACACCCGCGTGGCAACGTAAAGCCGGTCAGAATTCAAAGGGCGGCTTGAATGCCACGGGTCGGGCGTCTTATAATGCAGAAACAGGGGGAACCCTGAAAGCGCCGGTGAAAACTGGCGATAACCCGAGACGAGCTTCTTTTCTCGCCAGGATGGGCAACATGCCCGGCCCCGAGCGTAAAGATGGCAAGCCGACAAGGCTGTTGTTATCTTTGAATGCATGGGGCGCATCATCCAAGGCGGACGCAAAGGCAAAAGCTAAAGCTATTTCCGCAAGGAATAAGGCGAAAAGCAAATGACCTACTTAGAACTCGTCAACGATGTGCTACTTCGGCTCCGGGAGCAGACGGTGTCTACCGTTGCCCTGACCAACTACTCTCAGCTCATTGGCAAGTTTGTTAACGACTCCAAACGCCAGATCGAGGACGCCTACGACTGGAACGCGCTAGGTACTGAAGTCACGGTTACTACTTCCGGAAGTGTTTACGAGTATTCGCTGACTGGCGTTGGTCAGAAGTTTCGCGTCAGTAGTGATCCGTTGAACACGACCTCCAACGTCGTCATGCGCAACATTACGGTGGGCGATATGCGGCGCAAGCAGAACCTTCAGCCGTTTGTAAACGCCGTGCCTACCGAGTATTGCTTTGAAGGTGTCGACAACAATGGCGACGCCAAAGTGCAACTGTGGGGCCGGCCGGACGGTGTGTACACCATTAAGTTTTTCTTAACGGTTCCGCAGGCAGTGTTGTCAACGGACAGCACGTCGGTGCTGGTGCCGGATGTACTGGTGGCGCAGAACGCTTACGCCAGAGCGTTGGTTGAGCGGGGCGAAGATGGCGGTCTAAATTCCTCAGAAGCATATGCGCTGTACAGAAGTATGCTTTCTGATTATATAGCCCTTGAAGCGACCCGCTTTCCTGAGATGCAGGAGTTCGTCGCGACATGACGCAAGCTATCCAAACCTATGGCATTTCAGCGCCTGGTTTCTTTGGCCTGAATACGCAAGACTCGCCGCTTGATCTAGCGTCGGGCTTTGCGTTGACGGCCATCAATTGCGTTATTGATCAGTACGGTCGGATTGGCGCTCGCAAGGGCTGGGACAACCTGAACGCCAGCACGGGCAACCTTGGCTCGAATCCGATCGGCGTCATCCATGAGCTGGTGGTGGCCGACGGTACGTACACGGTGTTGTTTGCCGGCAACAATAAGATTTTCAAACTTGACGGCAGTAATGCAGTCGTCGAGTTGACCTACGGCGGTGGTGGCACGGCGCCGACGATTACGGCCAACAATTGGCAGTGCGCGTCGCTTAACAACATCACGTACTTTTTCCAGACCGGGCACGACCCGCTGATCTACGACCCAACGGTCAGCACAACGACCTACCGCCGCGTCAGTGAGAAGAGCGGTTACGCGGGCACGGTGCCGTCTGGCAATGTTTGCATCTCAGCATATGGTCGTCTGTGGATTGCCAACACCGCAGCAGATAAACAAACACTGACGTTTTCTGACCTGCTATCCGGCCACATTTACACCGGTGGTACGTCAGGTACGTTGAATATAAACAATGTTTGGCCGAACGGACAAGACGAGATTGTGGCGCTGGCCGCCCATAACGGCTTCCTGTTTATCTTCGGTAAGCGCCAGATTCTGGTCTACCAAGGTGCGACTGCACCGTCGACGATGTCGCTGTACGACACGGTGATTGGCATCGGTTGCATTGCGCGTGATTCGGTGCAAGGCACTAATACTGACGTTTTGTTCTTGTCGAACAGCGGCGTGCGGTCGATCATGCGCACGATACAAGAGAAGTCGGCGCCGTTTCGTGACATCAGCAAAAACGTCCGAAACGACTTGATGGGTATTGTCGCAGGCGAAACAGCGGCCAACATCAAAGCCGTTTACTCGGAAGTCGACGCGTTTTATTTGCTGACTTTACCAACTAACAAGTCAGTCTATGTATTCGACACCCGCACGACGTTGCAGGATGGGGCTGCGCGGGTAACTACCTGGACGGACATTGAGCCGACGGCGTTGTTGTCTCGACGTAATGGTGACTTATTGATCGGCAAGACTGGCTATGTTGGACGATACACCGGGCACACAGATAACGGCTCGGCTTATCGCATACAGTACTACACGAATCATTCTGATCTAGGTGATCAGAGTGTCACCTCTATCTTGAAGCGGCTGTTAATTGTTGTGATTGGTGGGACGAATCAGTACATCACGATGAAGTGGGGGTTTGATTTTACTGAGAATTACCTGTCGCAGAACGTACAGATTCCTACGCAGTCAGTTTCGGAGTACGGCATCGCGGAGTATGGCGCTAACGGCGTGCCGGTTGCTGAATATGCTAATGGTCTAGCCTTACAAACGCTTTACGCGCAAGCAACTGGGTCAGGCAAGATCGTGCAGACAGGGTACGAAGCGGACATTGATGGCTCGGCGCTGTCAATCCAGCGTATTGAAATCCAAGCTAAGAACGGAAGGGTGTCATGAGTAACTACGTTAAATCTACCGATTTTGCAGCCAAGGATGCGCTGGCGTCTGGCAACGCAGGCAAGATCGTCAAGGGTACCGAGATCGACACGGAGTTTAACAATATCGCCACAGCCGTTGCGACGAAGGCTGATCTTGCGTCACCCACATTTACCGGCACGCCCGCATTGCCGACCGGCACGACAGCGGTTACACAAACATCTACTGATGACAGCACTAAGTTGGCCACAACCGCTTTTGTGCAAGATGTCGCGGATGCTATTAAAAATGCGTTGTACCCGGTCGGGTCTATCTATACAAACTCATCCGTAAGCACGAATCCCGGCACCCTACTTGGTTTTGGGACATGGACCGCTTTTGGCGCCGGCCGCGTTATGGTCGGCTTTAATTCCGGTAATTCACTATTTGATACCGCAGAAGAAACAGGTGGATCAGCGGATGCGATTGTTGTAAGCCATACACACACAGCAACGGTTACTGATCCGGGTCACACTCACACTACAACATTAAACGTATGGCGTGGGTCTAATGGGGGGAATACTGGTGCTGCTTGGGGTGGTGGTGATCGTCAGGATGCTACTAACGTAGTTGGCACTTCTAACAGCCGAGTAACAAGCATCACGGTAGCTAACAGCACGGAAGGTTCTTCAGCCACTAACGCGAACTACCAGCCGTACATTACTGTGTACATGTGGAAGCGGACGGCGTGATTACCCATCATTTTTCTGATGGTCTGTATGCTAAAGAGATTTATGTCGCCGCAGGCGATGCAATACTGAAGCACACGCATGACTTTAGCCACTTGTCGATTTTGGCTAAAGGCAAAGTAGCAGTGCTAGTAGGTGAAGAGATTGAAATCGTGAACGCTCCGGCGTGCATTGAAATCAAAGCGGGCGTCACGCATGGCGTGAAAGCGATTGAAGATTGTGTTTGGTACTGTATCCACGCAACGGATGAAAAAGACCCGGCGAACGTGGACAACGTGTTGATTAAAGGAGAATGACATGCCTATCGCTGCCGCATTTATAGGGGGTGGGTTAGGGCTTCTAGGTAGTTCGATGCAGGCGAGGTCTGCTGAACGGGCAGCCGCTACTTCCGCTGCCGCGCAACGCGACGCTGCACGGATTGCGGCTGAAGAAGCACGATTCCGGCCGATAGGCATTACGACACGGTTTGGCCAAAGTCAGTTTACGACTGGCCCAGACGGCCGTGTAAGCGGCGCGTCTTATGAGCTAACACCAGAACTGCGTGCCTACCAAGAACAACTGATGGGGATGACCGGCGGCGCCGGCCTAGATTATTTAAGCCGGGCACCAGGATTGTATGCCCCGATGACTGACGCTGCTGGCAGGCTATTCAATTTGGGCCAGCGTTACTTAGCCGAGTCACCTGAACAAGTGGCACAACGCTATATGACCTCGCAGCTCGATATCTTGGCGCCGCAACGTGAGCGTCAGTTGGCCGCACTGCGCAACGAACAGTTCCAAGCAGGCCGTTCGGGCCTGTCCGTTGGCGCGACTGGTTTGCGCCCTGGCGGCGGGGCAGGGCTTGCTGCAACGAATCCAGAGATGGAAGCGTACTACAACGCGATTGCACAGCAAGATGCAGAGCTGGCCGCACGGGCGCAAGAGCAAGGGCAGCGTCAGTTGGGGTTCGGCACTACGCTGTTCGGCACCGGTGCTGATTTGCTGGGTGGCTACCAGCGCGGTCTGGTCGGCTCACTCGCGCCGTTCCAAGGCTACCTCGGCGCAGCAGGCGATATCGAATCGCTTGGACAACAGCCGCTGAGCCTTGGTGCATCGCTAGGTGGCGGCAATACTGCCAGCGCGCAGGCACTGTTAACTGGTGGCTTGGGTGCCGCGCAGACTATGCAAGGGGCGAACGCGTTGAACCCGACCGCATCGTTCTTGCAAGGACTTAGCACTAATCAAGACTTTACTTCAGCCCTTACAAGCGGAGCGCAGAATTTATTTAGCCGCCCTTCGTATTCTTCGTTCAATGAAAATGTGCCGGGCAATTTTCCTACTAACTACTTTACGCCTAACCCTAATGCGCGTAATCAGGGCTACGGGTATTACTAAGAACGCAGTGACGAATTAGGAGCCATCATGGCAAGCGAAATTTTAGGTCTGTTTACCTCGCCTGAGATGTATCGACGGCAGCAGGATTTGATGATGCAGAAGCAGGCTGCGGAACTCGCGCAGCTTGATCCGTATCAAAACGTCCGCTTCAGCGCGATCCGTGCAGGTCAGCAGTTCGGCACCGGTTTAGCCGGCCTGTTGGGCGCGGAAGACCCACAGTTGCGCATGATCAGCGCGCGCCAGTCGGTGCTGGGTGGGCTTGACCTGGGCAATCCTGACTCAATCCTTACCGCTGCCCGTCAATTAGCCAATGCCGGTGATCAACAAGGTGCGCTCGCTTTGGCCGACTACGCACGCAAGGCGCAGGCCGACGCGGCGTTGGTGACGCAGCGCACACGTGAAGGGCGTGCGGCCGCTGTGCCGCAAGCACTTCAGATTGCTAATGCGCGTGCTGATTTGCTGCAACAGCGGCGTGCAGTAGAAGCGTCGCCTGCTGACGCGCCTGGCCGCGCTGAAGCGTTGCAAATGATTAACGATACATTAGCAGGCTTGCCAGAAACGGACGGCGCGCCGAAGTTTGGTGAAAAAGTAGAGGGTAAGGCGTTTGAGCTGTTCGACAAGCCTTACTCACAGCTAACGACTGCGGAACGAAAGTCTGTAAACGATGCAATACGCGTCGAGGGTGAGAAAGCGGATAAGGCGCCTGCATATGGCACCGATCGGGAAGCCATCGCGCAAGAACTATTTGAGAAAAATTTTGGTCAATTGACTAAGGAACAGAAAGCCGCGGTCAATAAACGGGTGGACGAGGAAAAAGGCAGAGTAGCCGAAAAAGGCGCGACTAAGATACCAGGCCAAACTAAAGAAGGCGCAAAAGACGTCCCGGCGTTCCGTGACAAGGTCATCAATACGATTGATCCTTTCCGTAAGACTGTTACCGCCGCCGATTCAGCTATCACCAATATATCGGACTCAATCAAAACCAGTAACTTTGCATCGTTCCGCGCCGCGCAGACGCAGTTCGCACGCGCCATATCGGGTGCGGGCGATCTGAGTCAAAAAGAGTTGAAGGCGGCCGGCGCCGACCCATCATTAATTGGCGGCACGGCGGATTATCTGTCTACATTCTTTACGTCGACGCCGACTAAGGACACGCAGCAAAAGCTACTCAGTACTTTAAAGGCCATTCGTACTGTAGCGGCGAAGAAAGCTAGAGACGAGATTTCTAATCAGAAGAAAATAGCGACGCGTGCTGGCTATACTCAGGACGATACTGATCTAATCTTCAACTTCCCAGAGTTTGAACAGCGCGGGGGTGGTGGCGGTGGTGGTGGCGGTAAAACCACGACCAGAACATTAAAGAGCGGTAAGACGGTAACCATTACCGAGGATTAACATGCCTACGTACACCATTGATGGGAAGTCTATTCGCACTGATCAGGCGCTGACTGACGATGAGTTAGAAGAACTCGCCTCCGGCATGGCCGGCCCGGTGACTACGGGCGACTACCGTGCCGAGGCTGCCAAGCGCGGCGTGACTGGCACGTTGGGCGCCGCCACAGGCGTTAGTCAGATGATCTCGGACTACCTGACGCGGCTTAATCTGAACCCCTATGAATTAGGTTCCCGTCTTGCGGGTCTGCCGCCTGAAGCGCCTGCGGCGACGCCCGGCGAGTCGTTCAGACGCGGTCAGGCTGCGGTGACGGAACCTTCTGCTCGACTGTTCTCAGCATTAGGTATGCGGATGACTGGCGCGCTACCGGAGACGTTTGGCCAGCGCGTATTGGCGACCGGTATTGAAGCGGTGACTGATCCTGCGTCTTACTTGTTCCCACCGTTGGCAGCAGTGCGCCGTATGGGGCCATTTGCACAAGCCGCTGCTCGGCCAACCGAACAATTTGTTATTGGCACCGGCGCTGAAACCGGCGGCACTGCTGGCGAAGCTGTTGGTGGCACGCCTGGCCGCGTTGTCGGTTCGCTATTCGGCGGTATGGGCGCGGGTTACGCAGCAGGCACCGCCGTAAAGACCGGCCCATTGGTAGGTAAGGGCTACGACAAGGCGAAGGAAGTTGTCGACAAGTTGCGCGGTGTGCAGCCAGAGAGCGAACTGCTGCGTGATGTTGATAGCCGTATCAACAACATCTTTATCGCCGCCGGCGCGGCGGATCCAAATTTCTTGACCACGTTGCAGACCGCAGCCAAGGCGCAAGAAGGTGTTTCTTTGAAAGCGCCCGGCGGCCCGCGTGTGCAGATGCCGATCAGCGCGCTGATGGCCGACAACCCGGTCATCATCAGTTTCATTGAGAACCTGTCGTCGCGCGACCCGGTCTTCAAGGCCAAGTACGGCGAACAGTTTGCGCGTGCCAAGACTGATCTGCGTGCTAACCAAATCCGTCTGTTTGGTGACCCATCTAAAGTCGAACTGTCGTCATTGAAGCCGGAAGAGTTGGCGGTAATCACTGGCGCGACTGAAAAGTCCGTTCAGCGTCAGGTGCGGTCGTTAGACCAGCAAATCGCCGACGCCTACAGCGCGCCGGTGGTTGACCCTAATGCGTTCGGCGCTCGGATTGAGAAGTTGGTCGCGGACAAGGAAGCTAAAGCAATTGCTGAAGTGCGTCCGCTCTACACCGAGGCGTTTAATGTCGCCAAGACGAAAGGCGTGACGTTGCCTGCTTCGTCG